CTTCTGCGGTGGTTTCAAACCCAACCGCTTTAAGTGCAGCAACTTCCGGTACACCATCTTTGGTTACATGGTCCTCATCGGCTGGATCGAGCTGTCTGAATGCAGCAGTAAAGTCTTTGAGACGCGCACCATCAATTGTGATGTTGATTTTTTGGGCAGACTGAGCAGGTGATTCTGCACCCGCTTCGAATGAGGCGGTACCGTTTCCGAGCATTCGCTCAAGGTCCGCATCTTTTAGGCCGTATTTCTTATCTGGCCAATCGATACTGGTGATATCGGTACCCGCACCAATACTAATCGACTTCTCTTTCAAACCGACACTAATGGTGCCGTTTAAATAAAGTTTTTTTGACATACTTACATCCTCAAATACGAGCGGGCGCAATGCCCGCTAAATAAGCGCTTGCTAAGCAACCGTTGCAGTCACAACAGCATTAGGCCGACTAGGAATCATCAATGGCCCTGACTGTGTCATCACATATTCAACTGATGGATTTTTGTTAACCCAGTTCTTAGGGAACATTTCCAGAGCCTGATAACCAGCCTCCGCATCCAGAATCGCACCGAATGCACGAACACCTTCAACCGCAACCGACGCACCAACAACAGTATTAGGCGGGATGTAGTTAACTTTGGTACCAGCAGCATCCTTGTAGTAACCTTTATAGACCCAGATGCGGTACGAACCCAACCAGCCCTTAAATGATACCCACTGCGCATTATCCGGCCCCATCTCAAGCGTTGAGCCTGAACCACGACGCGTATCCAACAAGTCTTTTACCGCCTGAAACTTCATCAAATTCTTAAAGCTGGTCGAGTCCATGATGTAGTCAGTGATTGGCGCTTCAGCAAGATCATTCCATGTTTCAAGATCATCCAGCGGCACCGCATTCACGATATCAGTCCAAACATTGTTACCAGCCAACGTAACCGTGTTACCCGCGGCACGCTGAAAGTCAACTTCAACTGTTTTATAGTCTTCACCAGACACTTCGACCTTACCCGTAAGCAAGGCCTGCGCAGCCATCCACTCTAGCCGGCGCATGATCTTTTTACGCTGCTCATCAAGAAGATCACCGATAATTGCATTTGAACGCGCACCCGCTGAAAGTGCCCCGCCAATTGCCTCACCTGCACGGCGAGACAACACTCGCTCAGGATCAACAACATCCAATGGCTTAAGGTAAGCAGGTTTAAACTTATTCGTTGAAAAACCAACTGCCTTGTTTGCCTTGCCGGCTACCATTGGCGATACGAACGGCGCTAGCGTCATGTCTGGCGCGGCAACATCGATATCGATACTCGAGGTATCAAACGGCACTACACGCGGGAAGAACATATGAAGTAGGAATGGATCAAACGGGTCTAACCCGTTAACCACACCTATCAGGGTATCTGTATCATACATTTTATTGTTCCTTTAAATTATGATTGTACGAATTGTCGATTAACGAAGTACGATTGGCGTACCGTCGAAGGCCGCAACCTTCTCTGGATCGGTATTAAAAGTGGCATCCCACACCAACTCATCCGAATGAAAGCAACCGCCCACATAGAGCTGGCAAATTTTATCAGCCGCACTCGCATCAATTGCCTCAACCAAAATCCCAACGGGAACATCACTACCATCCACCGCCGTGTTGACACATAAATTAAGCTTTCCACTAGCAGCGATACGACCGAGCACCGCGCCACGCGCGAGGTTCTGCCCTGTAATTAATGTGCCCGTGTCGTTAGCGATTGGCGGCGTGTGGCCTGCAATCAAATTATCCGGTGAAAACGTTGTTACTGATGACGACGCTGTCATGACTGCGCTCCTTGTTTTTTGATACCACGTGATGCATTAAGGTCTGAAAGGATACGGGCAGAGTCTGACATTTCCGCCTGTTCACCACCCTCAGCCCCAACATCAGGCTGCTGAGTATTCGCCATCACCTTATCCAACTTATTACCAGCAGGCTTCACGGCGGATACACCAGACGCCAGCACTTTAATGGCAGCGTCTGCTGACATCTCAGTTTCATACGCCAGATGCGATGCCTGCTCTTCACGACCCTTTGCATGGTCACTAGACATAATGGTTTTGATTCGGGTGCGTTCTAATGCGGCCCCATCAGGTACATCAGCCTGAACGTCAGACGTTACCGCCGCTGGCTGCTCTGTTGCTGCTGCAGGCTGCTCAACCACTTCTGATGTAGTAGTGGGTTCGCTGGCCGCTGCAGTTGCCGCTGGCTTTGTCACTTGACCCGCCTTTGGCTCTTTTTTTTCCGTTGACATAGTACTTGTCTCCATGCCGGTTATTGTTTGACGCGAACCCGCGCCACCTCTTTCCGAAATCAATCGGGAAATCGTTTCATCTGTTGATTCAACGCCATTCGCCAGCCCAACATTCAGGGACTCGTCACCCACATAAACCGCCGCCTGCGTGTTGATAACAGCCTGCACATCCATACCCAGATAAAGCGCCACACGCTGCGTGAACATGGTGTATAGCTTGATACAAACATTTTGATAGCGAGCACGAACATCTTCGGGCAATGGCTCAAATGGATTGCCATCTACTTTGTGATCACCCATAAAGATATGGGTGATTGTCATACCCATTTTTTCGATACGCTTAGACTGGTCCACATGCCGCATCACGACACCAATCGAACCGAGGCACGCCGTTTCAGAGGCGTAGACCTCACCACAAGCCGATGCAATCAGGTAGCCTGCAGAGCAAGCCATGTCACTCACAGCCGCCACGATTCGTTTAGTGCCACGCGCGTTATATATCTGCTCTGCCAGTGAGAACACACCAGAGACTTCACCGCCTGGCGAATCAAGCACCATCAGCACCGTATGTACGCCCGAATCCTCCAGCGCAGCCGTCAACCGACGGGCAATGGTTTGATAACCAAGAATGTACGAACTATCTGCCTGAAGGCCTCCACGGTGTGCAAGACCACCAAACACCTCAATAACTGCAACACCATCAATCACCTGATAACCCGGCTCACGACGCTCACCTGACTGCGTGAGGTACATGCTAGGCTCTGGCGCATCCTCAACATGAATACCGATGCGTTCTTGCAGGCCGAAGATAACCGCGTCCAGCTTGTCCGGCAGCACCATCAACGGGATGTTGAACAGCCGCGATGCGATAAGTGGATTACGCATTAATTGCTCCAAATAAAAAAGGGCCGCACGATTGCAGCCCTTTGCTTATGTTTTGCGCGCTTGCGCGATTAGTTAATGGTTATTCTGTTGCAGCAACTTCTGGGGCCATATAGGCACGCAGGCTAGAACGAGTGACACCTTGCTTGGTCATATACGCATTCTCTCTGGCGATCTGGTCGATATTCTCTTCCCAGTCCTTTCCGCGTGACGCACAAGCATCCTCAAAAGTGAGCGTCCCCATATCCATTTCAAGTTCATCAGCTTTTGATTCTTTCAGTGGATCGATTGCGCCTTTGCCTGGACCGATCCATTTAGACCGGCAGTAAGCCGCTTTGGCGTCGTAGAAATCTGGCGCACCACCCGGCAACTCAACCTCACCTTTGTCGACTGCTTCTTCTAGCCAGAGGGAATAAACCATTGCAGCAAACCGCGCGCCATACAGATCACGCCGACCCATGAAGAATTTCCATGCTTCCATCAAGCCAGCACGCGCGCCACTGTAGTTTGTTTGCGTGTAATCCCGCGCCAATTGCTCATAAGTGAGATTCCAGCCCGCTGCAAGATTCCTCAGGAATGACTTTTCAAACTGTGCAAAGTTAGGGCCCGGCTGATTAACCGAATTAAAACTAAGATCATCACCAGGCATCAGGCGCGTAACCTGCTTGCCATTGACGCGCACACCACGCTCACCATAAAAAGACTGCCCCGCACTCATCACGCCAGTAAGATAAGGCGCAACATCCTCAGCACCAAGCGTTTCGGCAGCCTGCGCATAATTCATATCTGTTTTAAGCACGGCCGCATACATTGCATTTAGCACCGCCGCATCCATGGTGACATTCTGCAGCTGGTCTAACTTAAAGCTGTTAGCGATAACAGTCGCAAGCCCGGTGATGCCACGTGATTGACCCGGGCGTTTTTGCTCATACAGGTGGATAACCTGTTGACGACCCCAGTCAGTCTCACGCGCGACAGGCTGCCAGATGTAGGTATGGCTGCCAGCAAAGCGCATATCACTCTGCAGCGCACTGCGGAAATGGTAGGTATGTGCCGCACTGTGTTTATCCATCTCAACACCACCGCGGAGTGTAGCGGTATCCATTTGGCCACTTGGATTACTCAGGCGCGCTGGGTCAATCATTTGTATGGCAGTGGCATACTGGCAACCACGATCCGGCAGCCATTCAGCCGTACCCAGAATTTCACCCGGGCCTAGCAGTTGTTGCTGTGCAAGCACCTGCATCGCACCAAAGGTTAAACGCCGCCCCGCATCGATATAGCAAGCGGGATCATCTGCAAACGCACGAAACTTTGCCTCAGCGATGCGCGACCACTCAGCTGCCCATTCTGCATCCAACCCCAGTGCTTTATAGTCAGGCTTTGCCGAAAGACGAAGACCCGAACCAATGATATTATCAGTATGAATCTGTGCGGCACCGGCAGCCAGCGGCATGTTGCGGTGCATGTCGTGGGCGCGGCCCACCATGCCATTCATGTCTGGCAGCAGCTCTGCATCTGCTGAACGCACAGGCGGATTCCATCTCAGCATATCGTGGTCCGACTGCCCACCGGTATAGCCACTCATGGACGACGACGGGAAGTTATTGCCATCCATGTCGACAATTAGCGATTGATTAGCACTCATTAGTTGTAATGCCTAATCGGGCCACGATAGCCCTTGGACACATCACCCACTTCCGCTTCAAGTTCCGCTATGTAACGGCGTAACTTCTTTTCTGTGGCGGGCGTGTACTGAGTAGTCCGGCCATTGACCGTGACGGTCACAATCGAATCACCCATGACCAACGCATGTAGTGCGGTCTTGGCATCCGCCAATTGTGCTGCATAATCTATTGCCATGATTTACCCATTAAAGTGTTGACCTAGCGCGGCTAGTGATGTTTTTTTGGGCCTGCCTTCTGCATCGACACAGTTCGGTGCGACAGTAAACAAATCCACCTGTTTCAACTTATGTTCTAGATCATCCCACCTGGTATCGTCCCAGGTATGCAACCTTATTTCACGCGCTGAATGTTCAGACATCACAGTACAATCAAGCCCTTCATTACGCACGCCAGACTTAACTTCATACGTCATCTTTCCGCCTGATCGACGGGATGGAATTTTAATTTCTGAAAATATCTGCTCTAAAAAATCCGCCCGAACTTCTTTATACCAATGCACACGCCCCGACCCCGCACCTTGCAGGTGAAAGCAACCATGCTCACCTATCAGATAATCCTTGGCCTTATAGGTACCAATGATGTGCACCTGAACACCCATCTTCGCGGCTTTGCTGCTGTTCTTGCCACGTCGATCCAGTGGTGCTGGTTTTGTAAAGATTTCCTTGACACCGTAATCATGACTACTGCCTTTAATCGCTAGTATGTTGTGTCGCTTTCGCTTGCGGTCTCGCACATACCAGTAACCGATCTCGGAAAAGTTACCATCCGAACAATCGAGCCCGGCAGCGGCAAC